ACTCGCTTATTAAAAAGTCATACTTTAAAGCCTCCAGCTCCCCTATTAATTCTTCTTCTATCAATAGCATTTCAGCGGCTTCGTCCTCTGCGGAAATCAGGTCTAAGCCTAACAAAGATGAGGACGTAGTGGGCGCGCCGCGTTTCTTAAATAAGTCGTTTAATATCTTTTGACTTTCAATATCTTTCCCGGTGAGTATCGCCCTGTCTTTTTCTATTTCTGCAATTTTTCCTTTAATTAATTCTTCTTGATTAATAAAATGTACTTGCTGATCGTATGGCAAATCAATTCGGCCCTCCTCAAATTCTTTTAATACTCTCGTAGCTTCGCCCAATTCTTTTCTGAGCTTTATTTCTTCTGCAATTGAATCGGCTATTTCTTGCGCATTCTCATTTACTATCTTTTGCTGAACTGCTAATTTTATTCTGTCCTCATATTTTGCATTGACGTTTTTAAGCACTTCGTTCAATTCCTCGTTCGATATATTTTCAGCGTCGTAATTTTTTAATAAATCCGGGTATTCTGAATTTAGTTCTTTTATGAGATCGTTTCGGATTTCGCTCTCCTTATTCGCCCCCTGGATGGCCATTATTAACGCGACTACCTCGGCCCTTTCCTCCGCCAGCGTTTCGGATAAATCCGTTTCGGCTAAAGCTGTCAGCGATTCCAGAAACGAGGTTGTGGTTAATATCGCGCCCCTTATCGCTTGCGAAATAAAACCCGACCCGCTGTCGATTGTAAGCACTAGGTTTTCCCATGTTGAGTCGGCCACTTTTGCCTGCGCTGAAATAGATTTAAGCTGACTATCAGTAAGAGTTTTTAAAGATCCTTTCGACAAATTATCATACTCGTTCGCTAATTCAGCAACTCTATCTCTGTTATCCGCGAGTATGAGGGCAAGCGGCGCGGCTTCTTTTCCGAATATGCCGGAAGCCAAGGAAAGCCGTTCGGTTGCCTCTAGTGTCGTCGTTTCGCTATCCCCCAACTTGTCCAGCGATTCCTCTAAATCGTTCCCGTCATCAGCCAATTTCAAGAAGGAGGTAGACATTAAACGGCCAGCCCTTGCGGATTTAATACCGTTGTCCTGCAATACTGAAATTTGGGCGGACGTCTCACCGAGACTTAACCCGAGAGCGTTTGCAGTCGGCGCCAAGAACCCGAGCGCCACTTTAATTCTTTCAAAATCTAAAGATGAAGAGGCCCTCACGTTTGCGATAATGTCGGCGTACTCCGCCGCGGAGTCCGCGCTCTTGCCAAAAGCGTTCAGGGTTTGGCCTAAAAAGTCGGCTGTCTCTTCGGATGTCGCGCCCAGGGCTATTGATAAATCATTAACGGGCTTCAACATCAATTTTACCTCCTCTTTCGTTTTGCCTAATGCAAATAGAGTAGTCGCTAATTGTGCAACCTCGTTTGATGTTTTCGTCGAGGATTTCGCGACGTCTCGAATAGTTTTTTCAACGTCTCTTAGATCTCGTCTGCTGGTTTTTGCGATACCGGCCATATTTTGCATCTCTTTGTCGAAAGCGACTATTCGCCCGACCACGTCAGAAAATACGCGAACCATGGCTCTGATGCCTACTACAACGGCGCCAACTATTGCAATGACTTTTGTTAAGGCCGCGGCGTAAGCTCCGACCCCCCGTTTTGCTTTCGATTGCTTGTCGACAGACCTGTCGATCGCGGCGTCATTCTTATTTATTGCGGCGTTTATTTCTTTTAGTCTCGCGGTGCCTTTCTTGGTTTCGAGGTTTAATTTTTCCCTTTCATCCCTTAAATTGGTGTTTGCAATTTTTAATTTTTGGAGTGTCCCGAGCTGCTTTTTTTGTTGGTTTAGTTCTTTTACTACTTCTTCTTTGGCTTTTTTTGTTGCCTCCGCCAATCTTACTTTTGATGCAATTAATTCCTTGTTTACGTTCTCCGCTTTTTTGTTTGTGTCCGCGATTTGCTTTTGCACTTTAAGGGCATCCCTTTCGGCCTCGGTTAGTTTCTTTTTTTTGTCTGCATTTGATTTTGAAGTTTTACCAATTTCGGTTAAGGTTTTGTCTACCTTGATCCCTTCTACTACGGTTTCTTCAAGTTCATTATTTAGTAGATTAACGGACTTTGTTAGGTCTGTAACCTGCTTTATTATGTCCTTATCAAATAAGTCTTTAATATCAGCCATTTTGTTCACTTAAATATTCGGCTTTCTTAATTGCCCGTTCGTAATAAACTTTAACCTGGGATAGCTTCATTGTTCTATCTAATGTCATTTGGAGCATATCCTGAATATAGGATAATAGTTCCTCAAATTGAATCCCTTTATTTTCTCCTACTTCTTCAGGTTGTTGCTTTCCGTAGTTTCTTGAAAAAGTTCTGATATCTCGCTCAATTGTTTGAATGGCATTTGCATCAGGTTCATCACCAAAAATTTCCTTGTAATATGTTTTCCAATTACCATGATCCTGAACAGCGATTTGATATAATGCATTAAGAGTATTGATTTTGTTGAATAGCTTTAGCCTGCCTTGATATTCGTTTAACTTCGATCGGATTTCTTTTTCGTTGAATAAGTCTGAAAACTTAGCCGTGAAAGAGTTGTAATGCTTCGCGAGGACCCGATCAGGCAACCAGCCCCACCGCAATAAATATTTTTTATCCTTCGTGTCGAACAGGAGGGATGCCGTGTTTATGTCGATGCTGTAAATTGTATGAATCACTCTATGTACTTTTTGAAAAGTTTTATGAACTCGTTCGTCACAACTACGCGAGCTTTCGCAATGCTCTTTTTATTCAGACCTAGTATGTCCGGGTAGGTGTCGGGTAAAAACTGTATTTTGAAATCCTCCGACGTTATATGATACTGCTTTTTGTCGGTTATCGTAATCATGCCCGCGTGGAAATCCCCCGTGAGTTTCATGTCAGGAGTACCGGCACCGGGCAGGCTATTCATTGTGGCTTTCTTTTTAGAGTATCGTTCACCTTTATATTTTGGCCTTACCTTTTGTCCCTTCGATGTTAGTCCCTGCAAAAGTTGCCCCTTATTCAAATCGGCCAACTCATCAGATTTATTTTCGACTGAAATCTCTTGAAATAGTCCAATATTGAAACTATTCAACTTTTTGGCAAGTTCTGATACCTTCATAAAAAAAAGGGAAAGGGAATTAATCCCCCTCCTTTATTTTCTTAGGTACAACAAAAGGCTCTCCGTGGATCTCAAAGTAAATGGTCTCGTAATCCTTCCCCCATGTATGAGAAATGCACCACTTTTTAAAATCCTTTTTAGAAAGCGCTTTTATATTATCGTTGTAAGTCCGTGGCATTATGCTTGAACTATTAACTTGTCAGAAACGTACTCTACAACCAAGGTCGAGAGGCCTTTATTTCGGATGACTGCCCAGTCGCCAGCGGCGAGAGCGGCAGGAGCCGCCCCTTTTTCAAGGGTGATTTTGTAACGTCCGGTTATTGCCGCATCCTCTGCAACCGCAGAAATGACGGGCGTGTCGAGGTCGTTTGTTTCCAAAATTTCCCAGTCGGCGACGTCGGTTTGGCCTGTTAGACCGGTTCCGCAACGCTCGTTCAATTGAACTACCACGTCACTTGCCGCGTAGGCTGTCGTGATATAAAGGCCCGTGCCTGTCGGCATATAATCAACGAGATCCTTTACGTCCCAAACGACCGATCGAACAAGACCAGAGGTAAACTCCTCGGCGTCTTCGAAATTAACGTAAAGCCTAAAGGCTTGTTGTTTATTTTCCGTTTGTGGTAACATTTTACCTCTCGCGGTAACGTTGCAGGAAAAACCCTTGATCACTCCCGACTCAGGGACAATCTGCCCCATAATTGAACCGTCTTCAAGCATGAAAAACGCTTGATATGTTCCGCCGTCGTAGTTCTTCACCATGCTTGCATAGTCGCAATAATTAGAATTGGCGTAGGCCAATAATGAGGGTGGAGGGTTACTTGATACGGATTTTAGCCCGCGCCCGGACGTCTCGACGTTCGGGTCGTCGGTGGTGTCTTCCGCCGTGGTAACGATAAAAGGAGCTGCCAGCAAACTTTCCTGAATATAGACCCTCCAAGCTTCTTTAGATAAGAAGCTCGACGGAGAGGCAAAACTAACAGACTCGTCTGCAATTATGATTCCTTTTATTGAGGCCAGATCTTTGAGGCAACCATCGGCTCCCGCTGGTAGGCCACTTGCACAGAAATTGCTCATATATTACAATTATTATAATTAAATGTTAAGGTCGTTTCAAACTTAAATAAATGATAGGGCGCCATGTCGTTCTCTGGTTTGTTCTGCTTATAGCCCGCGAAGGCCTCAGCCCCTACTATGATTCTATTAGTCGTAAAATTGGTCAAGTTTATGAGCTCCCAAGTTTCCTGGTGTGCCCTCTCGTCCAGTCTTTCAACCGTGCTGTAAATAGCCTCTAGGTTAACCGCGAAACAAATATCTACGTTTACAGACGGGCCGCCGAGCATGTCGATTTCGTCCCCGATATCAAAGAAGCAAAGCGCGTCAAGTTTTCGGTCGAGGAGTACATCAAAGTATCTCTTTTTTGTCGAATTATAGATCTCGGGAATGACTCCGTCGTCTCTATTATTGCGGTATACGCGACCGTTCCAGGTAACCGTTTTTGTCGGCCATAGTTTGCTCGTAAATTTCGTTACCAGCTTATCGATCTCTATGTCTATTCCGTAGCTCATAATTGCGCGTAATACCCCGCCGCTTTAGGAAAATAGGTGTTTTTCAACATCTTAATTTCCTCGTTTAGTTGCTGAGTTACCCCGGTAGGGTTTGGAAACTCTGGGTTTTTACCCAGCTCAAACAAAGCGTTCGCCCTGCTTAATCTCTCCACTCTATCGGAGGCCGTCGTGTTGACTATCAGGTCCAGGACGCGCCAAGCAACTTGTAACTGTAACCCTCGCGAGAAATGGCTAAGGTTACGTAGTATGACGTTTGTCGAGTCTTTATAGGTTGATAGATCAAAGTTAAGGCCCCAGGTTTCCGGCACATAATCGATGTCCTCAATATCAAACAGCGTGTTTGTATTCCACCCAGGCACTTTAATGGGCCGAATAATTGCCCCTTCGAGGCATTGCTGAACGTTTGCCAGCTCGTACTCCCTGTCGACCGCCTTTGCAGTTAACGCCGAGTTCAAATAGCCTATATAATACGTTCCGCCTTTGTACAGCCCGGTTTGGTCGAGTACCCAGTTGGTCGTCGTGATTACTGAGTCGCTCGCAAGCACTGAAATCTCTTGCGTCTGAATAGCGGCTTTCTTTTGCGAGTTAAACAGGTACACCGTAACCGTATCGCTCGCGCTGAACTCCGCAACTATTTGATTAATCGCGAGGGAGATACAATCGGAGGTCAACTTGATTTCATAACCTACAAAATCTCCGCCGTCGTCTATCGTATCCGTCCATTTATTAGCCTGATTAAAGAGCAGTTTATTTTCGATAAAATCAGAAGAGTTGAACCCTGTTTTCGACAATAGATCCGCAAAGGCGCCCTTGTTAATATCGGCAAGATAAGTGTTGAACTGGTCGTCCGTCGCGGAGTCGTCGTTCATTATCTCTTTGATATTCTCAATAGCAACTAAACCGGACCCGTCCTGGTAATGCAGCCCCGATGAGGAAGCCTTGTTAGCAGTGTCGAGAACAGGAAGCCCGGCCAAGGTGGGTTGTCGCCAACCCACCAAACCCAAAGCAGCATCATTTATTTGATCGAAACGAACCATCTTTTATTTGAAAATATATTTCGCGGAAATAATCATGGTGTCGTTGACATCTCCGTCTATCCACCATCTGTAATATTTCCACGGGGTATCTTTTATTTTCACTTGGAAAACCGCGGAGGCGGCGTCTGCAAACGCTTTACCACAAACGGTATCATTCGTCGTGCCGTCTATCCAGCAATCAATACATCCTGGCCGGGCAGTTAAGGTAGTGTAAGAAGTCCCATCTACCGAACCTTGAAGGTAGGCGGTACCTCCCGCCGCCGTGCTTACACGGGTGGCGAGCATTTGCATTGTTAGAACGTCGTAGCCCCCCGTGAACTTCTCAGTAACAAAGTAAACGTCCTCGTTCCCTTTTACCGTATCCACGGTAATCGCTTTTGTTGTGCCTCTTTGCGCTGTCGCTGTCAATCCTAGAAAGGCAACCAGCAATAGCAATATTAACTTTTTCATAATATTAGGCGTTAAGTCCAAATAAATAAATTGGAGAATCTGCGGCGCCTCTGAAAGTTGAGACAGGAGCAGAAACGTAAGCCATATCAACAGACACTTCAAATTCTGTTGTTACGTCCTGAGTTTCCCCGCCAGCGGAGGAGTTGTCAGCACGTGAGGAGTAAGCGTGAATTGCAAAATTCATTCCCAGCTCAGGAATGGAGATCTGCCCGTAGTCGCCCACGTTTGACAGAGCCAAAGTAGGGTTCAAAATCTTGCGGTTCGGCTTCGGTATCCAAGGGATATAAGCCGCCGTGCCGATCTCAAACGCAATAGACGAGGCTACGTAGTCCGTACCCAAAATCTCGCGCGTTGAGTCGAGCAAAGCCGCGTAGCCAGCGAACTGGGCTTGCGTGTTTACTGCGTTCCCTGCGCCGTTCGGGAAGAGTTTATTTTTGAGCATCGAAGCTCTACTGTCAAGAATACCAATTAGACCACCACCGTAAAGGTTGTACTCCATAGAGGATTTCATGTTTTGGAAGAAATAATCCGTTTCCTGATTTGGGATTTCGTACACATCGTCGGTCTCGTTGAAAATACCATTTCCGCCTCCCGAGTTGACTCCCGATTTGTCAGCTACCAAGGCAGCAACAAAAGCGGCATCTATCCGGTTGATAAGGTTGTAAATGGCGTTACGCAAGCTAAAAGCGTACATTTCAGCAGAGGAAAACAAATTGCCGTCTGCCTGTTTTAAAGAAACTGAGAAAGGTTCGGAGAAAATACCCCACGATAGGGCTTCGCCTAATGAATCGCCCCGCGCTCCTGTGTGGGCGTGGGCTCTGGCAGTCCCGCCAATTGCGGCCTGTCGAATTGGGAAGTACGCGCTGACTGAGCGGTCTTCGGTTTCGCGGATGGCGAGTAATTCGGGGTTTACAATCCCGCCTTTTACAGCAGATTGGAAGGCCATCGAATCAGGCAAACGCCACTCGGATTTTTCTATCAGATTTTTATCAAAAATAGCTTGCCCAGCTACAAGATCTGATGGATTGAAATAAGCCATGCTTTAAATGTTTTTAAGTTTTTACTTTTTTCTCGTAACCTTCGACCTCGTTGATATGCTCCATCGGATTCTCGCCTTTCGACGTATAATGGTTTGTCATCTCTTCAAAGGTCTTGAATTTACCGTCAGCACCGCCGCCGGGTTTGTTTTGTCCGTTCATGCCATCTTTCTTAACGTACGGATTCATGAACTCGGAGAACACGCTCTCGATCGTTAGCACGTTGCCGAGCTTGTCCTTTAGCACGTCGCCATTCTTTTTTACGATCGATTTTCCCCCCTCCGTTTTTTCAATTTTGTGGTGGTGGTTGAACAGTACAACCAGGTCCTCGGGCGAAGTGGTGAGAGGCTTATCAATCAAGGTTCCTAACTTGTTGTTAATGCCTAAACCGTAGATCTGACTTTCCTTTTGCTGGATTGTCAGGTCTCTCTCGCCAATGTCCTTCGTGTAGGCGGCTTGCAGGGTTTCAAATGACTTTTTCAGCTCAATATCGTCAGCCTTTTGATACTTCTTTTTAAAGGCTGAAATAAAACTGTCGTCATCTTTTCCGTCGAAATCAAGGCCCGTTTTCTTTTTCAGATCCTTTATTTTAATTTCCGACATAATCCTTTTGCCTTCGGCCTCTCCCTCCTTGCGGACGTTCGTGCTTACTGTATTCACCTGCTCTTGTGTGAACATGTTCGGAATCTCCAGAACTTGCTCGGCCTCGGCCTTCACTGCCTCGGTTAATTTGTCGACATCGAAGCCAAAACCTTTGAGCTTTTCGGTAGTCTCTTTATTTAGCATTATTAATCAATTTTAATGAATAGATTTAACGAATTGTGCGACTGAGAGTTATTAATTCTCGCCTGCCCTTCGGTAAGGGTGCATGTCTTTTTCAGGGTGTCTTTTACAAAATTTTTGTAATAGTGTTTATGAGTCCCCTCGTCCCATTTCTCCACGGTCACGTCGCCGGTGGGCGTGTCGGAGTCCCTGCTTTTTTTGATCTTCCACCATTCGTAGCGGTGGCCAATACGGGATTTTTTAGGCTTTTTCGCATCGGCGGGGATCGGGACGACTTGCGCCTCCTCAACAGTTGGGCGCTCCTGGATCGGGACGACTTGCGCCTCTTCGATCAAGGTTGCGAGCTCCGCGTTTGTCTCGTCTCCGTCCAGCATAACACCGTTATGCTTGGCGAGCGCGAGTAATTCGTCTTTTTTCATTTTACTCAGGTTCATTTTTCGATATTTTAGGTTCAATAAATGCGTATAGCTCAGCGGTTAAGGTGCTGAGGTCTGTTGTTATTATTTGCTCTGTTGTTTTCGTTTCTAAAAAGTCGTTGAAATAGAGCTTTGCCACCTGGTCCGCCGCCGGAATAGTCCAGGCATTGACCTCTTTTTTGGTGTTGTGGATGAAGGGTTCGAGTTTTGAAACCTTCGTATAGTACTCGTACCCCATCGGGTCGTTTTGAAATTCCGATTCATAGTACTGAACGAGTAAAAGGTTCAGCGTCGTATCTGGCGCCTTGTCTGTTTTAGCTCTTAGATATTTGTCCCATATCTGGTCAGGCGTCTCGATTAGATATCGGCGCCCGTAAATTACCGACGTGCCTTTGTAGGTGAGAGGGTAATAAAATACACCGAGTAGGTCGATTAGTTTTTTCTCTACTATCTGAGCGATCCCTGAGACTATTGTCAGCTTATTATTAACCGGCTGCACGTCTATAAATCGGCCCGTTGCCGTTTCGTTTGCTGCCTTCTCGGTAGTGGCCCCCCAAAGGGAGAAAAACGCCTTATCAAATAGCCAGTCGAGTTCTACCCGCTGGCTCTCGATGATAGCAATTTCTGGCTGCACGTACCCGACCGGAGGTATAGGTGTCGCCGGCTCCTCTGCTTCTTGTTTCTTGACCACGTAGGCCGTTGAAACTTCTTTCTTTGCTGTTGTCCCCGAGCCTTTACATACGCCGCAGATCTCGCCTGAGGCGTTTTTCATCATGCCATTACAGGCAGGGCATTGGGTTTCGACCATCCAGAAAATGGGGTAGTCGTGAAAGTTTTGGTAAACCTCTTTTCTGCTATTCTTAACCAGGTAGGAGTCTAACAAATCGATTTGCTTCGAGATTATGCTCTCGCGGTATTGCTTTTGTGTGTTCGTAAATCCTGAGTTGATAACGCCGGGGACCTTCCCGAAAGGGTTAGTTATATTCTCCAATACTGTCACCGACTCACCCGATAATTTAACGAGATAGTAAAAAGCGTCATCTACTACCCAGACTTGTTTCTCGCCCGTCTCCTCGTTCTTAATATGTGGTTCAAAGCAAATATAGTCAATCGCATAGCCGATTGTCTTATAATTCTTTATGCTGAAAATTGATTTGTAAGTGATCCACGCGCTCTCGCTGTCGTTTTCCACATACTCGATCCCGTTAGGGTCGACAACAAACCGCTCGTGCCAGATGTCGCGCATGTATTCCTTTATCGACTTGCCTCCCGACACGTCAAGTAGGGTAGTCGCGAAGGCTTCGCGCTCCGTATCTTTCAGACCTATTTGTCGGGAGCCTCCCTTCGCGCTCCACACCTTATCGTTCGGGCGGAGGAGGTCTTGAACATTAAATTCGTTAGATATCGCCAACTTTTTACGGAGCTTGAATTGCTCGTCGTTTTCAAAGTCCTGCATTTTGATAAGGAAACCCCCTATCAATTCTTCGTCGTTGAAGTAATGCAACATGAATTTAGTAGCTTCCTGGCGCATCTTTACGATGTCGGAGTCTACCTCTGATTTTGCAATTGCTTTTACTTGTGTCTCGTCTAAAATCATTCGCGATAGTAAAAAAAAATCTAAGAATACAAAACTAAATGAAAATAAGCTAAGAAAAAAAAATTATTTCGATTTATTTTTCTTGGGGTTTTAAAAGGGAGCCCTCGCGGCGAAGCAAAAACAGGTTAAGGTTATATTTTAACCGCGGGCTCCTCTATTTAGTTTATTTCCTCTTTGTGCCCTTTCGAGCCTCTCTGTATCTTTGCGCCGCCGCTCCTGCTGCTGCCTCTCTACGTCGCGCAAAACGAGCGCCATTGTTACGTAGGTGCAAGCGACCGCACATGCAAGTATAATTACAAATATTCCGAGTCCGGTTAATATCATAGTTCGGCAAAGTTAATAAAAATATTTTTTGCAGGCATAGCCCAACAGATCCACCGCCTCGTCGTGCGATGTGTTCGGGAAGCCTATATGCTGCTTTATAAATTCCTCATTCCAATTACCCTTTACGAGCCAGACCCGCGAGCCCTCAATCTTTGGGCTGCTCGTGTTTAGCCGTGCCTCTTTGCCCGCCTGGACCAGCTTGCCCACGATCTTAACCGCGTTTATTTTTGTCCTCCGTTGTAGTTCCTGTATGATTGAATACCCGGATGCCTTCGGTTCTACGTAGCCCCTCGAGGCCGCGTCGAGTCCGTGGTCTTCAAGCTCGTCGATATGCTTAACCAGGTCGGGAAGTATCAAGTATTTAGACTCAAATAGCCTTACTATAAGCCTGTTGTTTTGTAGATCGTGCGCGCAAATCATTATGCCCGTCGGGTCGTTGCTCGTCTTGTCTGTGTAGGCTCCATCGATCCAGATATCCCAAACCAGGCGCCGCGATAGTTCGCCAGCGTCAAGGAAACAAAACCACTCTTTTTTGATCTTGCCGCCATCCTCCGGGTAGGGTTCTTGCAAGAATTGGCCCGAATAGCCATAGGTCCCGAGATCCGCCTTTTGGTCGTGCAGAATATCTTTGCTCATTCGGTTGACGTCCAGCAGGCCGTCGACATAAAAGCCCTTGAACCTCTCGGGCTTCACCTTGTCGGTCAATACCGAGGGTAAGCAAATATGGTTAATCTCTTTCTCCTTCGCCAAGTCGTGGCCGGTGGTGTCCTCCTCGTGTAGCCTTTGCATCACGGTTATTATCGGTGTTGACTCTTTGTTTTTCTTTCTTGTAGATAGCGTAGCGTCGTTGAATCGGTGCGCCCGTACCCGGTACGCGTCCGAGTGCGCTTGCTCTGGTGAAATCGGGTCGTCGCGAATAATTACGTGAGCGTGCCTGCCCGTTACGGCTGCGCCGGTTGAGGTTACGACGTATTGACCACCGTAGTTATTAATCCAGTAGCCCTCGTTATCCTTAGTTATTTTTAACCTCCTCCCGTGCTTCATCCCAATGTAGTTCTGGAATAGAGACTCAAAGGCGCCGTTGTGGATAATGTTTTTTGCTTTGAGGCTGTGGTCTGTACTCAGCGCGTTGGAGTAACTGGAAATGATTATACAAATTGTCGGGTCATGGAGCCACAACCAAACCGGGAAAGTTTGGCTTATTAGGCTTGATTTCGAGGAGCCCGGCGGGATATTGACTATCAAATCTTTGATAGGTTTACGCGCGACGATAGCGTCCTTATAATCCTGTAAGTACTTGCTAATCTCTGCTATATGCCAATTGTCGACGTAGTCGTCCTGAGAGATACAGTGCCAGGCGAAGTGCCTGTAAAAGACATACAGGCAATGCACCGCCCTTATTATTTTTTCATCCCGTGTCATTTCGTGACGTCCTGGAGAAATCTTTTCTCTGCCTCTTCCAGTCCTTTGCTCTCTACTTTGATTTCCTGCTCTACTCGCTCGACGTACCCTCGGCTTTTGCCCTTGGTTTTTAAGTGGAATATGATCGCCGTAATATTTCCGCCCTCAATTTGCTTATGCAATTTAGACTCAGTAAAGTCCAGCGCGATCTCCTCAATATCGTCCGCTTGCGCTTTGAACTTCGGGTCCTTCATATATTTGTAATATGTCGTCCTCGACACGTCGGCCATTTTACAGGCGGATGTGACGACGCCAAGTGTTTTCGTTAGCGCTTCAAGTAGCTGCTTTTTAACGTGTACAGTGCTGTTAATCGATTTTTTCATTTCTTGAAGTCTTCGTTTATTATTTTATGACGTAACTATTTTCTTAAACTCTTTCAGCATTTCACTTCTAAGAAACGGCTCGGAGATTCTCCAAGATTTTTGTATCGCCAAATGCTTTTCAAAATCTTCATTGCAGTATTTTATTTTCTCCTGTAATTCTGAATAGCTTGAAACAATGTAATTTTTAACTTGATTCTCGAATTGTCCTATCTCTGACTTTCTGATTGTGTTTAAGCAATTAGCATCAAAAAAGACTACATTATTACAAAATCCGGCTTCATACCATCTATTCGCTAAATTATTAAAAACGGTGTGAGTGTATTCATCTTCTATGTAAAGTGAATATCTGAAAGTATTTAATGTTTCGTTATGTTCATTCCATGATAGCCTTTTAATCCATTTAGGAGTACATCCAATGTGCTTGTACTTCTTAAAATTCTTATCTGTAGTACTTAAATATATTTGATCACCCAAATAGGATTTAAAATATTTACTCCTATTTGATCTAAATGTGCCATAATAAACACAATCATATCTTTTAGATATAAATTTATTGAAACCCCTTGAAAATAGTAGATTAATATTCAATTTATGTACCTTAATAGCTTGATTGCTTGTGCAATTATCATAGTTAACAATTGCTTCAAACGGCCTAAAACCACCTATGTATTCGTTTTTATTATATTCATTTGAAATAATAAATTTTTTTGCTGTTCTGTTGTTATCGGTCAACCTTTTTATCAATTTAAAAGGGGCATATCCTGACGCGTACCCAAGGATCAAAACATCATACTTCTTTTTTAACGCTTTCAAAAAATCAGATTCCGCACATAATAAATCGGCCTTTAAATACTTTGATAATATTATTGAATTTCTCAAATGTGCATCTATCATTTTTGATACATTCATTTTCTTAACGGGATATACTTCTATTAATGCAATTTTCATAATCCAACTTTTATAATAAAAGCGTTATAATTTAATTTTTGAACATCACAGCTTAATTTAGTTTGCAATTCATTAAGCTGTTCTATGGATTCGCATTTGATAATAAAATTGACTGATTCGCTGAATTGCTCAATCTCCTCAATATCTGCAACATTATATTCTTCCATTTCCAGCCCCCACTCGGCAAGCTTCTCGTCGTCCCAGTCCTCCAACTTCTCCCAGTCCCATTCGCCGAATCCGACGTTGTCCGCAACGATGAAGCGTTTCATTTCCTCTTCCGTTAGCTCATCGGCTGGCACGGCCCAATTGTCCGGGATCTCTTTGAACCCTAACTCGCGTAAACAGATAAGCCGTTTATTACCGCCCAGGACCACCCCGTCGAGGGGATTATAAACCATAGGCCGCAACGGAAACATGCGGGGAAATTCTTTTATCGAGTTTTTCAACTTCGACAGGTCGTCGAATTTTTGCGGGTTGTCTGGATTTAATTTTAGGTTCGATAGTTTCATTTCACAAAACTATCACATTTTACGTTCATCAGCAAATGAGTAGTAGCCCTCTGAACTTAATATAATGTGATCGAGTAGGTTAATATCGAAAAGTTTGAGCGCATCCTTTACTCTCGCAGTTATCTTTTCGTCCGAGGCGGACGGTTGCAGATTGCCTGATGGGTGGTTGTGGCATAGTATTACGCTCTCGCTCAAACTGCTTATCGCATAATTCGCAATCAGCTTTATGTCGCAAACAGTACCCGCCGTTCCCCCCTGGCTTATCTTTACATACCCGTGGACATTAGCCGCCTGATCCATAAGCATTAAAAACATGCTCTCGTAAATGTCTATATCCGACGAATAGAACTTACGGAGAAAGTCGGCGCTATCTACGCTCGACTTTATTTTTTCTCCAAAAAACTCACTTTTCTCTTTTACTAAAGATAGCTTATTCACTCTATATTGATATATTTTTCCCATAATTTTTCCTTTTTTCGGTAAACAATAGAAACAATAATAAACAATGATTGTTTACGCCTTAACTCGCTGTGCCACAGTGCCCCCTGTGCCCTGTAAACAATGTAAACAATAAAACGCCCAAACTACTATATAATAAAAAACGTAAAATCGTAAACATGTATTCATACTATATATTACTATATAAAGTCTTTTATAATATTATTGTTTCTATTGTTTACACAGCCTCATAGCTTTTGAACCTCAGCCACTTAGCACGTAAACAATGATTGTTTATTATTGTTTATTATTGTTTACGTTTTTGCTCCAAAAGTTTGCCCTACTTATTGTTTACGCCTCTAAATTCAACGCTTAAAACCCTGTCCGTCAGCCGCGAGCGCGTAAACAATAAAAAGGCGTGCGCGGAAAGCCCGATTTTCAAAACGCTTTTACTCAGCGCGAAAGATGGCCTCCGAACATATATACGTATGTACCTATGTCATTACAGCTACGTGTTGCCTTTTTTACGGCTTTTCGCAAATTTAAAGTGTTGCTCTACCATTGTTTCTATTGTTTACGCACCCTCCGCGCCTCTGGCCTTCAAAGAGTTAAGCGTAAACAATAAAAAAGCACCTATTGTTTACGCGATATTCCGTAAAATACATTACTACAAATCGCCGATTATGCCCCTTTTTAGGCTCTCGAAATTACGGTTTTAGAAAGGACAATTGTTTTTAGGCGTCTTGATCTTAGCCCAATCTCGCTTAATCTTCTCGCGGATCGCATCCCGGATAAATGCCGAAACGTTCACTTTGTGAGATTTCAAAACCTTCAAACTATTCGACTGGATATCTGAAATCATAAACGTCTGCCTATTAGTGAATACAGTCATTTTATTGTAATAAAAGTGAACATATAAGATAGTTAGCGAGCATTTAAGCACATATCGTACCTTTTATCAAATTCTCGCTCACCATCAAAGTCCATTTCTCGGTCAGCACCAGTTTCCGCAAGCTCTATATTTATTTCGTCTTCAAATTTAACGTACCATTCTTCATATTCTGAAAAACGCTCGCTAACACAGTATATAGGTAATTTGCTGTGTATTCTAGTTACTTTTTCTGTATTCATAATGTATATATTTTAATTAAGTTTCTGTTGTTATTTTAACGGCAAACTACCCATATTCAGAACGTTGTGCTTCATATTTTGCTCTTACATTTGTTTTGATTTGAAAAGTCAGGAGAGCAAAATATGAAGCACAACAAGGGCTAAAATTAATGGCCTGGAGTGGTTTCATCGCTAGCAGTGTTGGGAGTATTTTTATTTTCCTTCCCGCTTTGCTTTTTCGAAGCAATAATGATTTCAAGATTGAGAGGTTCGAGGAACTCATTCAGCCAGTCGAACCTATTTCTAAAGGTTCGGAGTTTACTTGCGAAATCTTTGTAGGAATAGCCCTCTCTCTCGCAAAAAGAAGCCTTACTTTTGTAAAGCTCCTTTATTTTTTTGTTGATTATTTCCATTATATTTTCATTTTTGAAACTAACGCCTCATTCAATCCACATTTTTCATTTATTGTTAAATCGCTACTCCATATTGATTTTCTGATTGACGAAATAGGTTCTCCGTAAATGTGTTCTTGATGCGTTTGTGTTAATCCATCGGAATGAATTTGATCGAAAAACTTAACTTCAATAGGTTGAACAGTGTTAGTAATTGCTAAAATTTCGGTCTTAATCTCGTTATAAGTTTTCATCGTTTTTCTTTTTCATCTCAAGCTTCAGTGCTTTTGATATGACAAATATCGGAATATTATTCCGACTACCCAAGTTTATCTGAATTAATTTCAGTGATGCCAGTCTTTTCTAAGTGTATAGCAGGGTTCACTATTATAACCGCAACCGTAAAAACGTCATGCATTAAACGGGAATACACCCATTCCTTTAAGTTTCATACCATAGCAATAGAATCCTTCAACGGTTGCTACTACTCTGTATTTGTTCCAACGCACTATTACCACGTCCCCAGCTTTCAAAGAAAAACGGGCGGTAACAATAGATATAAAACAAGCCTTAATTTTGTGGGCAATTGAAGTTAAGTATTTCACATAATCGGTATTTATAAATTGATAATTCGGTTTTTTTTTTTTTTTTTTTTTTTTTTTTTTTTTT